TTAAAAATCCTTTTCTTCTTTTGCCTGACACTAGAAAATACCTTTGAACTCCTTACCTGTCATTTGTGAAGATGTGCCACCTTTGACAAGACCACCTTTTTTCATACCTCTTGGTTTTTTCATTCTACCCATAATTTTACTTATTCTTGCTCTATCTGCATCAGAAATACTTCTACCAGATTCATTTGATTTATTAACAACAACAGTTTTACCATCAATGTTTTGTAATTTTTGTGTTTCAGTATTTATTTTTCCAGTAAAAGTCGTTGGTTTAGGAGTTGTTCCTAAATTAATTGGTCTAGGTTTAGTCATAGTAGGTTTAGCTTGAGCTTTCATAGGTTTAGGTCTAACACGTCCACCTTTTACATATTTATTTGCTAAATCAGGATCAATTTTCTTTTGTACTGCTTCAGGTAATTTAGAAAAACCTTTATATTTTTTTGGCACAATCTCTCCACCATCCTCTTTACGTGTAATTCTATCTGCATCTCTTTTAAATTCTTTGAGAAGTTTTTTATTTTTAGGATTATTTATATTAATAGGAGTACCATCAATATAAATGTATTCTGGTTTTGGATTATTTGCCATGACTATTTATCCTTTTTTTTTGGTCTGCCTTTTTTATTTACCTTTGGTTTTGCAACTTTAGGTGTAGCTTTTACTTCACCACTGTCAACTACTTTTTCAACCTTTGGTTCTTTTACTTCTTTAAATACTGGTTCAGGATTATTAGCTTTTTCTTTAGCCTTTCTTCTCTCAACCTTTTTTTCTTTCTCTACTTGATATATTTTTTCTCTAATAGAACTTACCAATTTAGTTTCTCCTATTGTTGTTAGCATTAGCAATATCTCTTTGAGCTTGGATACGCTCTTCTGCAATACGTGTTTTATCATCTAAAGCCTCTTGTGAAATGTCAATCCTTTGTTGGTCAACTAATCGTTGATTTCTTTCTTTTTGTTTTTCAAACTCTTGTTTTTGTTCAAATTCTTCTTGTCTTCTTTGTATATCAGCACCTTTTAGTGATATTTCTTGTTGCCTTAATGCAACTAATGGGTCTGTACTACTATCAGGTTCTAATGTTTGTGCATACTTTTCTGTTAATTCACCAATGATTACAGCGGCACGACTTTGTATTTGATCGTTCATCTCTTGCATCATCTGTGGATTTTGTTGCATCATCATCTGTTGTTGTGGAGGTATACTAGCCATAATTTCTTGTTGTGCCATAGCTTCAGCCATCATACCTATATGTTCTTGTATATGACCTTGTAATGTCATAACTATTGTTGCATTTGCTTGTGCAACAGGTGTTGATAATATAGCTAAATGAGCTTCAATATGAGCTTCATGGTTTTGTTGTGGAAATGCTTGTAACCTTTGACCACGCATAGCTTCTTGATTTTCTCTAGCAGGATTAACTGGTTGTGGTTGTGGCGGTCTAGGTAAAACTTGATCTACATTCGACACACCTAATGCTTCGTACATTTTACGATATGCTTGATATAAACCTTGTGGCCCGCCATGTATTTCGGGATTACTTTGTGCCAACTGTAACTGTGTTTGAGCTAATGCAATACGTTGTGACATAGAAAAAATGTTCGGATCACTGACAGGTAAAACATCAATACGATCATCAAAGTCTGCTGCCTTTATTATAGGCGGTAATCCTGTTTGATATGGATATGGTGCAGGATTATCTCTAAATATGTTTGCTAATAATTTAAATTCTTGTTTTTGTGAGTAATGCAATCTTTATGAATAGCACTCATAACCTTCGTGCCACGTTCCATGATAGCCATTGTCGTGCCAACAGGTGTTTCTCCACCCATCTCACTGATCTTCATATCAGCCATAGAAGCGAAACGTCTGCCAGAGTCTACTAGAGTACCCAACAATGAATACAACGTGTTTGACGGCTCTTTAAACGGCAATGCCATCAATGATTGACGTATATCCATACCTGCAACATCAATATCTCTAAACTCACCAGGGGCAAGAGGTGAGTCTTCATCTCTTATTCTAGCTCCTCGTGCCTTAAATCCTGCAGGAAGATTACTTAATGTACCTGCATCAATTAATTGTCTAAGTAAACTTGTTGATGCTTTGGCAAGACCACCCATCATATGTGTTAAGCCAAATCCATAAAATCCAAGACCAGGCAAAAATTTGTAATGCACAAAGAATTGTTTCTTTCGCATTAGTAAATCTTGTTGATCGTAATTACGTCTTATAGATAGTATTTCACCTGTCTTTTCGAGCATAGAAACAATATATGGATATTTTAATCCTGTCTCTTCACCATTTTCATCTCTATCTTCAAAACCTTTTATTTCTAAATTTGTGTGTATTTCATGTATTACAATATCTTCGTCATAACCAGATGGTGTCATACCATCTACACGTCCTAATTGATCTTTTATCTCATCATAAGATGACTCATCAGAGCCTGATGTAGGTAAATCAACATCTTTGTAAAATTTAGTGAGTTGTAGTTTAAGAATATCGTTTTTACTCATAGTTACTACATGAGTTACACGTGAAGCTGTCAGTAAATCTGTAGCAGAATATGGTACGATTATATCTTCCGCATGGACAAACTTACTAACAGCTCTTTGTAATAACGGATCAAAATATATTTTTTTAAATGTTGAACCAACAATAGGAAGATAAAATAACATTTGATCGAGTTCTGGATCAAACTCTTCCATGTTATTGACTATTTCGTAGTTCATGTAATCTTTAACACGTTCAGCTTGTGCGATAACATCTGGTGTTTCTTGACCAACTATTTGCACTCTTACAGGTCCACCAGCAGGCAACAACTCACGATATGCTTGTGCTTGAAATTGTGTAATAGATTCAGAAAGCAACGGATGTATTACACCTGTCGCACCCTCAAAAGGTTCTGTTCTATCTTCGTAATTAATACCTAATAATTCTAAACCTGATTTATATATCTGCTCCCACTCTTCTCTTGATGATAAATCATCACGAATAGATTGTTTTAAATCAGAAGAAATAACTCCTAATTCACCTTCATCTATAAATTCTGCTAAATTAGCATCAAAAGGGATTTGATCTACTGGCATTGGTTGTTCTTCAGGTAACTCACCAACAATAGCTGCACCACTCTCAAGCTCTGTTACATTTGGTACAATAGGTGATTCAACTACATCTATCTCTTCAGGTAGTCCTTGTGTCTCTTCTACAGGACCACCTGGCCCTAAAGGAATTTCAGCCATTTCTTACTTCTCCTAAATCTAATACATTGATACCATTTAATGAACCTACAAGTCCACCAAATTTATATCCTTTAACAGACTTGCCCTTTAAATTTGGATCAGTTTCTATTATTTTATGTTGATCACCGTATCTATTATGACCAATACCTTTTGTATTCCAACCTCTCCATTCAATAGTGTCAACATCCTTACCAGTTTCTTTTGCAACTTTTGCAATTTGATTCATAACAACATCTTCGTAAAATCTTTGTACTTTTTCACTTGATCTGTTTGCTGACATATAAGCTCCTGGATTTGGAACAACAACACCATCTAAATCTAAATCTGCAGCCAACCTTAAATAATCTCTCATAATTATTTTTACCCATTCTTTTGAGTCTGAAAATGGTTGATACTCTGGTCCTTCTTTTGCTCCACGCAATCTTACTCTTGCTTTATCTCTTAAAAAAGTTTGCTTTACGAGATTCTTTATTAAAGGGTCTTTTATATCATCTTCATTTAATATATCTATAAAATCTGATTTAGTTAATTGTTTTGCAATTAAGCCTGATTTTTTTCTATATCTATTAGCAAAACGGTCATGGAGAAAAGTTGTTAATTGTCTTGACAATGTAGGTCCTAATTCAAATGTAGTAAAAATCTCTGATTCACCTTTTTCAAAAGTGTATTTATCTGCAAGGTCTTGGTATCCTTGGCTCAAATATTCTTGCTTTTTATTTTTCACATGATTGGATATTGCTTGATCAGTATTTTCTTTTAATCCTGGAATATTTTCATGTAAAAATTGTAATATTTTTGCTTGATTTTTAAGGTTTAAACTTCTGAATCTTGCTTCAGGTTCATAATTATTTACCCTTTCACCTAAATACTTTAAAGTGTCTTCAGGTTTTTCAAACCTTTGATAATAGGTACTCATCCAATCATCACTAAGTGTGTCTATATTTGGTAATTGTTCGTTTATATTTAATTTTTTACTTGGTTTAATAAGATTACTTATCGGTTCAAGATTAGCTTCACTTTGTATTTTATTACTAAATTCAATCATTTTGTTAACAAAATTTATATCTGCTGTTAATGGTCCAATATTGTCAAAAAGACTTCTTATTTCACCAGCTCTCGCTGGATTTATTTCATCAGAACCAACAAATTTTGAATAAGTATTAAAAAATTCTAAACTTTTTTCTATCATATCACGATTTAAAAATCTATTTCCTATTCCATAATCGTATCCGTCATAACCAAAAATTTCTCTCATCGTCAAAATAAATTTTTCTGCTTCTGGTGGAACTCTGACATCCTTAAAAATTAACGGCAAAGCACTTTTAAATGATTCATTGTCAAGTGGTTTTTCTAATCTATTATTTACTATCTTTGCAACTTTAGAAAAACTTTTGGAATTAAGTTCTACATATTTATTTAACCCGTCTTTTTTTGATTTTAATCGTGTGTTGTAATCTGGTTCTGTACCATCTGATCTGCTATAAATTAATAAATCATTTTCTTTAATAATTTCATTAGACTTATCTATTTCATCAAAGATTTTTCTAATATCTGGACTAAACATTTGTCTATTGGTTTTTGTTTCATCAAACAGAAATTGTTTAAAATCAATATCTGTTTCTATATTATCTCTTTTATTTTCAAGTTCTTTAATTAACTGTGCATCTAACTCTTCATTTCCAGTTTGGATTCTAAAACCACTACCAGGTCTTTTTTTAGTTCCAATAATATCTCCAAAAAAATCAGTTTGCCATTCTTCAGGAACAATATATTTTTTACCTGTTCTAGGATGTTGTCTAATAGAGAATCTTGAATGAGCTAATCTTGATTTATCTAATGGTAAAATTCTTGTTTCGTGACTTTCACTTGTTTTTTTACCACTTTTTGAATTTATAGTTAAAAAACCATAATCTATTTCTTCTGTATCTGCACCTGGTATTCTTTGTGATGTTTCAAAAATACGAGGAAAACCATTACCCGCTTCTACTTGTTCTGTTGCAGCTCCAGAAATGATAGCTTGATATTGGTCTTCACTAACACCATATAATTTTGCTGCTTCTGCAAACGGTAATGATCTGTTTATAATGTCATCATACGCAACTATTCTACTATCAATGTCACTTTTAAATATTGAAGAGGTAACGACTTTATTATTATTTCTAGTCATATCAATACTTTTTTTAGTATTGGTATTAACTAAATGATTGCCTGGCACTCCTTCATAATTTTTATTGAATGAAATTATATCATCACTGTTTTCAAATTCTAGTAAACCAGTATCTTGTAATTCCTTTTTAGAAATTCCACCAAAATCTTTTAATCTTTTAATTAAATCTCTGCCTTTTAGTCCATTTGGATTATTTTTTAAAATATTTGTAGCTACAATTTCTGCGTTAAAGTGCACAGGTCTTGTTTTAACTAAATCAGAATAAATATTACCTGGATCATCGTGAATAGATTTCACACCATAATTTAATTCAGGATAAGTAGAGTCCGTTACATCTAAAAAATCTATGTCAAGTTTTGATTGATCTACAGGTACATTTTTAACTTTTTTTTGATTGATTAATTCTATGTCTAATTCAGAAGCATCAACTAATTTTTTCTGTCTAGCTTGTCTAGCT